GCTTGCAAATGATGCTAGACCTGTTTGAATTGATCCTGTTACAGCTAGTGAGCCTGATAAATTTACATCATAAGCATCAATACCTGTAAAAGCATCTACTGATTGAGTTACGTGGTGTGCTTCTATATCTAACCCTGTTTCTATTCCGGTTTTTGAGAGTTGTTTAGCCATTTATTTTAATTTTATGATAAATATTATGTTTTAATTGAAATAATCGATTATAGACCATATCTTAATTTAAAAAGGTTATAATTATGTAATACTTGAGCAGATGATAGAGCTGTATCATATACAGCTACTCTTCCAAATTTGCCTTCTAATGTATTCATACCACCACCAGTTTCACCCATTTGAGTCCAAGTAAAAGTATTTCCACTAGCAGCATTTGAAACTCCAGCACTACCATTTATGTAAAATTGTTTATTACCATCATAATCATATGTTAAAACTATATTATACCAATTTCCTGTGGTAAATGTAGTTGTAGTAGTTAAATCTGCTCCTGATTCTTCAAATCGTACTTCCCAATTAGTAATATTATTTCTAAAATGGATATTACCATTTTGGTTAAGACTACCTGCTGTTGCAATTATTGAATAATCACTAGCATAACTTCCTGCTGTAGGTTTTACCCAAACACTCCAAGTAAAATCTGTTGTATTAGAAATTCCTGAGGAGTTAAATAAGATATAATCATCCGTCCCATCTAATACTATGCTACCCTGTCCATCTGATGAATCAAATGTAGGTGTATTTATTAATGTAGCATTATTCTCATTAGTTGTTAAATCATACCAAACTGAAAAGTTTAAAGTTCCAGGATATGAGTCAGTATTAGCTGCATCTAATATCATCACCCCATTAGTTAAGGGAACTACTGCTTGTGGGCCAAATCTAAAACTCATTATTATATACTTCTTACTATAGTTTTTATAATCCAAGTATCATCTCCAACTGAAGCTGTTAACGCCATATTACTACCTGTAATTATAGCTGCAAACGATACTCCTGAAGTTGAACCTATATCTGTTGTTGCTGTTTCTGTTGAAACTATATTAGAAGTTCCAGGTATCCAAGTAGTCATTATACTTCCTGCTCTAGCGTTTGAAGCAGATTGAGCTGTGTATTCAAAAAATGCACCCTCATAGGAAGATGTTGGTATTTCATATATTACATTTCCACTAGCTGTGGCTGAAAATCTAACTGTTGTGTTAAGTGATGGATAAGTTGGATTACCCATTAAAATTCTATTATCCGATTGAACATCTAATACTGATAAACCTGATATGTTGTTTACAGCAAATAAACTTCCAGATAAACTATCTGTTACGGTAAATAACTCTCCTAATGATCCCTCAACTTTAAAAATTGGCTCTGCTGATCCACTACCTTCTACTGTTAGAATTGGACCTCCTGATCCTGATAAAACAGTTGACCCTGTTACACTTAAACTTCCTGTTATTTCAGCAGATCCTGTAAAAGGGAAAGTTCCACCACCACCAGAACCTGTATCACTTAAATTAAGCCAAGATGTACCATCATACCAATATGGAAGACCACCATCATTTCTTAATTGTCCATTTTGGGGAGATGAAGGTGTTCCTGATTGTGGAACTATTCTAAGTGAAGAGTAATTTGTATTAGCACCCCCTAATTCTAAAATATTTGTTGGATTATTACCTACTCCTAAACCAAGTCCTGTATTACCTGAGGATTGGTTCATTACTAATATAGGAGATACATCAAAGCTTGTACCATTAGCTATTACAAATTCATTATTTGAAGCACCATTAGTACCATTTAACCCTACAGTCCAATATGTAGTTGCATCTCTTTTAAATACAACAGATGAATTTTTATCTCCTGACCCCCCATTATTACTATGTTGTAAAATAATTTGAGCCGCTTCTGTAGTTTGTGAATCAACTAAAATACTTGTAGGTCCTGAAGATTGAACATGGAGTGATTGGGAAGGTGAATCTGTACCTAAACCAATATATCCTTTATTAGAACCACTACCTTGTATATGAATGTCTGGTGTCACAGCTGATAAATCATCTATTACTGCTTTACCTGCGTAAAAATCTATATTATCTGTTGTACTAGCTCCTGCATTGTTTATAATATTAAGGTTATCAGCAGTTGATGTAGCTAATATAAAACTATCATCGGCCGTACCTACTTTAGTAGAAGTTGATGATCCCCCTATAAGTCCAAATTGTAATTCAGCATTTGCTGTGGGTGAACCAATAGACATAAAATTAGTGTAGGTAGCATTATTACTTGTCAATAATAGTTGGTTAGTTTCATTACTATTCTCATTATCTAACCTAACTTTTAATTCACCTGTTGAACCACTAACCTGTAATTTGTGATCGGTTGTTGTAGAACCAATACCAACATTTCCTAAATTATAATATATATCTGATGCTGAAGATGTCCATGGAGATCCTGCTGGTAATCCTGTTAAACCACTACCATCCCCTGTAAATGAACCTGAGAAGCTTCCTGTATTATATGTTAAGTCAAAAGTAGTACCATCACCTTTTTCAAGTGTTATTACTCCATTTGCTATAGATCCTGTAATTAAGAGGGAACCTGTATCAGTTGAAATAGATGATAAATCAACAGATTCATAAGAAGTTCCGGGATAATAAAATAGCTTTAATTCATTCCCATCTAAAGAAGCTGAATAAAATAGGGATTTGAAGTTATCATCTACCTCAGTAAATGTTAATTCTGAACCTTTTATTAATCTTAAAGTTATTGCCATTTTATAATTTTATTTTATAATAAATATTATTCCTCAAGATCATTAACCCCACCTATTTCAAGTCTTGATTCGGTATAATCTCCAGGTATGTCATTTATATTATTTACTACTTCAGTTGAAAATACAATTTTAGTTTTACTGTTGTATTTTTTCAATGAATTAAGTTGTTTTTGAATTGTGTTAGGTACTATATACCCATAAAGCTTAAGTTGAAATGTACTTTTTACTATTCTTTCCCCACCTTGAACTAATTCAATAGGAGTAGCAAAAGAATCAATTGTTGCTTTAAATTTAAACCTTTCAGGATTACCCCAATAAGAATCAGAAGCATAACTCATAGCTTCTATTAATTTATTTAACTGCTCTACATAATATGTTGATATAATAAAATCATATGTTATCGTAACATATTCTGGGACTACCACAGCGTAATATTGTTTAAGTGGGGTTCTATTGTTTAATAAGTTAAAATTATCATAGGTATTTCTAGAACTGTAGGGTTTTTCAAATAATTGGACTCCCCAAATATTATTTGGATTATTTGAATCTAACTTAATTGAAAGAGATCTATTTCTTTCAATGTTATCTCTTTTAAAAGTAATTAAAGGCATCATTATTTTACCTTTTTTATCCCTATAATATCCGTCTTTTTGTATTTGTTTCCATCTTTCAGGATTACCATAAATTACTGGTACCTTTTGGATTACTCCATTCTGATCAATTGATGGTTTAATAATATTCTCCATATAATAGAAAATAGACTCATCAATTTCTTTAAAACCTAATTCAAATGGTTTAGTTTCATCATTTCTAAAGGATTTTTGGTTACCTCTATTATTTGAAGTTGCATCATTAGGATTACCTCGAGTTTCTCCATTTTCGGGATTTACATAAGGTTCTTGTTGAGAAATACTTATTTCTCTTTGTGTTTTTGGTATTGGTTTTTTTCCTCTCTGTGCCATTATAATAATCTTTCTCTAGTTATACCTACCTTATCTGCAGGAACATAATGTGTTTCACAAATAATTGAAATATTTCTACCATATTCATCTAAATCTGGGTTCCAATTTCCAGGTTCATTAGGATAATCTGGATTTTTACCTGTAAAGTATTGATTTGAAATAATATTATCAACTTCATAATATCCTTCTTGGTATAATATAATATCACCAACTTCAGGAACTAAATCAGCCCCATAATTATGATCTCCAGTATCAAAATTTTGGTTGAAATCTTCAGCAGCTGTTAATAAGTCATCTCTTAAAAATTTAAATGTAGCCCCCCAATTGAAATCCGTACCTAAATCAGTTTCTGGGTATTCTTGATCTTTTCTATCAACTAAGCAGTTAAGTAACACAGGGCCCATATAAAATTTTTCTTCAGCTGCTTCGCCATATATGTTAACTTTTGTTTCTTCAAGTTTATATTTGTAGAAAGCACATTGTTGGGTAATAATATCACCCATCAATTCTCTATTTAGATGTCTAAATAAACTAAAATCCCTTTGTGTTCCAAATAACGCCATACTATCCTATATAACTTGATTAAGTTCTTTCTGTTTATAATCAGCTTGTAAAGATTGTGCTTCTAATAATTTTGTTCTAGAAGTAGAATCTAAATAAACTCTTAAATTTTCAATTAATTTTTCTTTTTCTGAAGATGCAGCTGTTATTAAATCTCCTTCATTTAACTGTACTTCAGATCCTGGTATTGGGATTGTGTCATATTTCCCTCTAATATACCCTAACATTTCTTTACATAAAGCTAAAGCATATTCAAATATCCAACTTCTCCCAACAGAATTAATTCTAAGATATTCAGGATTTTGATAAGGAACATTACCAACATTGGTAACTTTTCCTGTACCGTCTTGAAATTGAGCATCATACCTCTCAGATTTTAATAAAAATTGAAAGTGTAGGTTAGGCATTGATCCTAAACTCTCCCTTGTTGGGATTGGGAATATTCTTAATTTATTATTTTGAATTTCGAATGAAGAATTAGATCTTCTAATCATATCATTCATTTCTATTTGTTGAATTATTTGAAGATCATAATTAATAGGCATTAATACAAAATTAATAGCAGGTGAGTAATTACCCCAACCAAAACTATCCATTAAGTTCATTACACCTTCTCCAGTTCCTACATATGGATCAAAGAATTTTACAATTGCAGGTGGTGCCTCAAAAAATACTTTTTTTACTTCTAAATCTCCAGTTTCATATCCTGAAGCTGAAGCCCAAGCATCTAAGTCATAGTCTTGAACTGATGCTGTTAAAGCAATTGAACCTGTATGCCAATCAACATTACC